CATTGCATCCTCGGTAGAACCTCCGACGATTGCCGCCATATCTGCGGCTCGGGTTGCGAGGGTATTTGTTGAGTCTGCGGCGGTTTGGTTATCGATGCCGTAGCCCGTGAGGATTCGCCCCGTTTCCGCCGCCATCGTTTGATAATCTTGGGTACTCATACCCATTTTCTCGGCAGTATCTTTCGAGAAATCGGCAATCGTTTTCGATGCGCCCCCAAATGCGCTATCGATTCCGTCCATTGCATCATCGGCATCCGCCGCCGCATTGAGGCAATCTTTACCGAAATCAACAACCGCCGCCGCCGCCAAACCGGTTGCAACCGCTTTACCGACGCCCATCATTTGTGATTTCATTCCCTCGGTTTTCGAGGAAACATCATCGACGCCCTTAACGGCATCCTTAACATCGGCAACGATCTTTAGGACGTATTCACGCCCGCCACCTCCGAGCATAATTAACCGTGCCTATCCCAATCCCGCATTGCGTTTTCCATTCCCTTATCCCAAATCGCCATAATGGTATCCTCGTTATCACGGCGGGCGGGATAGAACCAATAACCCTCTCTACCGTTGTACGGCGGGAATTGCATTGTTTCGGGGCGAGCCCTACCGCCGAATTCCGAGCCATAGAAAACGGGCGAGCTATTCGATATCGATGCGCCCTCGCCATCGGAGGAAACCGAGAATTCTTGCGATGCCTCATTTGCGTAATCGGTATTCGCATTCGCTTGCGCCAATGAAACCCATGTGTTAGCTACCTCGATTGAGGCATTACGCATTTGCTCGGGAATCTCTCGCTCGATGCGTTGCGTATCCCGCAAGAATTGAGCGTAACCCTCGATTTCCTCTACTGGCATTAGCGTTTCCTAGCCATTTGTTTGCGTCGCTCTTTTGCTACCTCTCGCATAACATCGACCATTGCTCGATGTTCGGCAACCGTGAGGGCTCGATATTCGGTCGGGGTAATTCGCCAATAGTGCCAAAAGTACGCTTGCTCTTTTAGCTTGTTTGAGGAATCGCCCCGTTCGTAGGGTCCAGCGATTCCTCATCATTCATAAGTTCGGCAAACGCTTTAATCTCGCCCATCGAGGTTGTTCGTTTGAATTCGGGCCAATCGATTTCGGGTTTATCCCGCTTGCGATGCATAAACATCACTCCGCCCGCAAGATTGAAAGGTGAGGAATCCTCAAACGATTTGCCATCGAGGCATTCCGCTTGCATATCCTCAACCTCTCCCAATGTCAATTCATCGAACGGGTTAGCCATTATGCGGCAACCGTTTCCTCGGTATCGGTCCTATGCGTATGCGGGGCGGTAGAACCGACAACGAATGTCGTAGTGCCAACATCCTTAGTGATTTCCCCGATAACCGCCATATCGATTGTGAATGAGGTTGCCTCGTTAATACCGGCATCGACAATCGGAATGGCGGGCAAACGAACCTCGCCCGACCAATGCGGGTTATCAACCGATGCGGGATCGCCCGTATATGCGAATTCGAATGGCACAACCGTACCGGGGCCCCCGAGCGCAGTAATAGCCTCATCGAGCGATTCCGCCCCTAGGGACATTTTGAGATCGAGGGAAACGGTATATGCAAATCCCTCGGGATCACAAAACGTAGCCAAATCGTCGTCGGCTTCGCCCGTGATATGAATGCCATTCGAGAAACAAGTAAACGAATGAGCGGTAGTTACCGGTGGACCGACGCTATCGGTTCCAAGGGTAATAAACGGATCGGTAAGCCTAATCGGCTTAGGGGTTGCCATTTCTATTCTCCCATTTCTGTAACGAGGTTTACGTTTGCGGCTAGGTAATTGATCCCGCCCAATACGATCGGGTACGGGCTCGATGCATCCCGAATCGCAATGCGCTTTTTATGCATCGTTTCGAAAACGTCCCCAACCAAATTCTCTAGCGTTGTGAATTGTCCCCCCGGTTCGATACGGGCGGCAACGCAAATGATTTGTAGGGTTGCGTTGTATTGGCAAAACGTTGTTGCCGCCAACCAAGGATTCGACCAAGCGATATAAACGGCGGGCGGGGCGATTGAATCGGGAATGATATCGAATACGCCAATATCGGGCGGCAATTCCGTTCGGAGCATTGCCGCCATTGACTCTCGGTATTCCGTGAGCCCTAGGTAGTCGCTCATCGATCCCCCGAGCCCGTGAGAGCCCCGTAGAACGCCCGTAGAGCCACGCAACGGGCTCGGGGCGGTACTCGGGCCCTCATGCCACGCCCCAACCGTTGAGCGAATCGTAGAAAGGGATTAGTAGCGAGTCGTAACGGTTGAGCAAATCCCGAGCGATTCGCACGGGGCCCGTTTCGCCCGATCCCAAAATGCCAAACGTTGCATCGGGTTGTTTGTAAAGATCAATCGCAAGCGAAAGAGCAACTAGCGAAATAGGGGCGGGCGTCGGAACGATCGATGCCGCCAACCCGCACCAATCGTTAATATAGAATTCTGCCGCATCGCATGAGAATTGCAAATGCTCATCGACCGGGGGCCCCGAGAGAGCGGGTTTACCAATCTTTTTCGCAACGGTTGCGGGATCAACGTACGGCATGGATTCCTCTTACTGATAAACCCCCGTTACCGGTTGGGGCGGCAACGGGGGTTTATCGGCTCGCATTACGGGGGCAAGCGAATTACTTGGATTTATCGGGAGTCTTATCGGGAGCCTTATCGGGAGCCTTATCGGGCTCGCTCTTGGATTTCGTCTCCCGAGCGGGCGGGGGGTTTTCGTTCGGTTCCGAACCGTGTTCCCCAACCGCCGAATTCTCTCGGTTGTAATCGGTCATATCGGTTGCCTTTCTAGGGGGCTACTCCGAGGGCCCATTGCGTACCGTTCCAATATGCCGAACCGCTCGGATCGAGGTTGACATATTGACCAGTAGTCCAAGCGGTTGTTTGCCCGAGAGAACCGAGCCCGCTCAATTGGGCGAGATTATCGGGGACATTCGAACCGGGGGGAGTAAACGAACCGGGAGCCCCCGCCGTTACGCCCGTCGGTTGTACGCCCAAAATCGAGGGCGGATAACTCTCGTCGTAATAACCGGTTGGAACACTCATGCGATTAGGCCCAAGTAATCTTTACGACGCCCGCACGAACGGGCGTAGTCGGATTCTCGGTCGTAATCGGGGCATAGGTTCCGATATAGGTTGCCACGGCAACCTGTCGCCCATAAACGCTCGGCTCGAAAGCTTGCATAAGCGGGAGCGGGCGTTCGTAAACCTCCAACCCAAATGAGTTACCGACATACATGGTCTTATCGGTAATGGCGGGAGTAACCGCAACATTGAGTCCCATAACCGAGCCGAAATAGGTTGAGGCATCGCCCGAACCGGGAGCGTTAACGGGCCCGAGAGCGGGGAACATCGGACGCTTAGCCGCATCGGTCAAACCGATAAGAGCCCCCCAACCGGCGGGGCCCATAGCAATCCATTCGGGCGGGCGTCCCGTATTCTTAACAACGGTTGCGGCGGCGGAACCAATAGCGGCAACAACATCGTTGGCGGCAACGGCAACGGTTGCCGTAGTCTTAGCCAATTCCGTAACAACCGCCGCCTCGCTAAACGCCTCAACTCGATGGTTCATTTGAGTAATTACCATGTCGAGTGAACCGGCCAATAGCTCAACGAGAACTTCGCTAACATTGATATAACCGCCAACTCGTTGGCAAGTTACGGTCTCATTGAGAATATCCCATGCCTTGGAATTCATCTCCGCCTTTTCATTAGCGACAATTCCAACCCCGGTCAAAAGGTTAGGGTCGACAATTCGAGGGCGAGTAAAAGTCAATGAGGGAGCGGGGCGGGCCCCGAGGGCGGTAAAGAGCGGGCGTCCCTGCGGGGAGGGATCGAGCACGGGCCCGAGCGAGGGAATAACCGCAAGACCATTGAAACCGCCCGCAACGGGAACGGTCTTAGCCTTATCGAGCCCCATATGCTCTGCGGCTCGTTTCATAAACTTATTGAGACGCAATCCCGCATCGGGATCATCGCCCCGGTGCAAGATATCCCAAACGCAATCGCCCGCCGTTCGATACGAGAAATCGTTAGCAACGATATTCGGATCGAGCGAACGAATCCGGTTGCGGGCGGAATCGGCCAATTCCAAATCCTGCGACAACCGGTCAACCTGCGAATTGAGCGAACGCACACGGTTTTGTGCATCCTCAATCGTCTGCGATTCGGTATCGAAAAGATCCCGCCCCGCATCGTCGGCAACGCCCGAAATCTGTTCGATGAGGGAAAGCTTTTGATCCCTCTCATCGAGCAAGCGTCGCACCATTGAATCAACGGCCATTTTAACCACCTTAGGAT